CGTGAAATCAAACTTTCCTTCTGATTCATGACACAAACTTACAAACAACTTTTGGATCAGTTATTGACTCTTACTCCTGAACAGTTAGATTGTACTCCAACGGTCTATGATTCAGAGACAGATGATTACTATCCTATCACACAGTTTCTAATAGCGACTGATGAAGATCAAGTCCTAGATGAAGATCACCCTTACTTTTCTTTCTCCTAATCATGACACAAACCACTGACAACATTTCTCTCAAAGATGAACTGATTGATCGTTATGTGACACGGGTAATTGATGGTTTAGATCTAGACGATTGTCTCGCTATTCTACATGATTACATGACCAAATCATATGAGGATTATTCACTCGAAGAGATGAAAGAAGAAGTGATTGAGTATTACCCTGAACTCCTTAATTCCAACTGAATCATGAACTCTTTACAAGTCACAAATCTCCAAGAAGACATCATCACTATTATGGAATCTCATTTCCCAAATGAGAACGTAGATGAGGTGATTGAACTCCTATGTAATGCTGTCCTCTATACGGCAAATGATACTGATGAGGAGGAATTTGATGAACCTGATGAGTCTACGGGATGGAATTAACGTTTAAAAAAGTAGAATAAATAACGTTATTTTTCAATTAAAAATGTATTAAAAAACATATATGTGTGTTTTATTGTTTTCCACAACCCTGTGGAATATGTGGAGAAAGATGTGAATAAACCCTGATAATAAGAAGAGAAAGGTGTTATAAACCTGTGGATAAATGTCTCATCTTATTGTTATCTAAGCCCGCAGTCTATCAGACCTTCGAGAACATGTCAACCCCCCAATCCTGTCAAATCAGTATTACTAATCTGTCATAATCCTCAGACCCCCACTATCACAAACACTTGTCGATGAAGACAGCAAAACCGACATTGAAATCTCCTCAAAAGATACATTGACTCATGAAGGTATTATTGTGACTCACCTCCAAACTGCCCCATAGATGTAAGACACAACCACCTGAATGAACAGTTTCACTAACCTTGTGAATATCATCGAAGATCTTGAAGCAAACGGTGTGACCCCTAAAGTAACTAAACTCCCCACCCGTAAAGTGAGAGGAATTAGTTGGATCAAAGGTAATGGTCCCACACCAAATGTTGGTCTCCATAACATCAACACCAAAGCAGGTTATAATACACATTCCAACAAATGTGGTAAGCTTGGATAACACTCTCTAAGGGGTCTATAAGGGTCTACAACCCCCTTACAATCCCTCTCAGGTAGATAACACTAAACACACATAAATTGAACCGACCTGAGTATCTCTTCAGTCGTTAAACTGCTCGGTGTGTGTTACAAACTGAGGGAGGGGAGTGGTGTCCTTTCCCTTTTTTATTGCAGTGAATAATGTTACTCACCTCCAAAGTGCCCCATAGGTGAGAGACACTTAACTCACACAAATTTGATTCACTCCGAAGCATTCACCCAAGCACTCTACAATCTCATCGATCTGAAAATCATTGACTTAGATGAGTATCAGGGTCTCATTGACAACTTCACTACCACGGAAGAATTGGACGCTTATCTAACAGCGAGAGAGGACATCACTATTTGACAATCAGTGGGATATGTGTTAGGATGACAGTGTTGTGAATCGACATGTTATTTTCGTCGATTTATGATGCCGTCGGTCGGCGTAGCGGGTATAAGGTGATTAAGCCCCCCCCCGTTATAAAAAAAGGGTAAGTCCCTAACCTACAAAAGTATATTCCCGCGAGTGTTTTATAACGAAATAAAAAATCTCCCAGGGTAAAAACTAAAATCTATGCCAGACGATCCATATATAAAAACGACCCCCCTAAAAAGGAGTGATGGAAAAAATTTCCCCAGATAATTATTATCACATATACCTTCGCGACCAGTGTGTTGTTTCGTGTATTAGTGAAGAAGGATTTAATGAGACATGGACGACACTGAAAGCCATGGTAGGGTTAATGAAGACTGATTATAAGGAAGATGATCTTTCATATGAGATGGTGAGCAAACCGACCATGGATCTTGAAGAAGCTTCATACTAAGTGAGGTAAACCCGACAAGGGGTTACCGAGATTGACAGACTACATAACACAGACTATAATTGAATTGAGTTACACAGACTTATGGCTAAAGGATTTACAGTAAAGGCATCAAAGCCCAAGGGTGGAGTAAAGAAGACAAATCAACCTGAATGGGACTATGATGCCATTAAGGCTCGTATGCGTGGTAAGACGATTGTATTTTGTCTACCAGGACGTGGATGTTCATATACGTTTATGAAGAACTTCGTTCAATTGTGCTTTGATATGGTACAGAACGGAATGAGTATTCAGATCAGTCAAGACTACTCATCTATGGTTAACTTTGCACGTTGTAAGTGTTTGGGTGCTAATGTCCTTCGTGGTCCTGATCAAGTACCTTGGGATGGTAAATTGCAATATGACTATCAGTTGTGGATTGATAGTGACATTGTATTTGACACGAACAAGTTCTGGCAACTGTGTGATGTAGCACTTCCTGCATCAGCAATTGATGAAGAAGGTAATGAGATTGAAGGAGCAGATCATCCGATCTCTGCTGGTTGGTATTCCACAGAAGACGGGAGAACCACCTCAGTTGCACATTGGTTGGAAGAAGATGACTTCCGTAACAATGGTGGTGTGATGAATCATGAGATGGTTGATTCCATTCAGAACCGTAAGAAGCCTTTCACTGTAGATTACACAGGTTTCGGATGGGTGATGATTCGTAAGGGTGTCTTTGAGAATAAGGAGATGAAGTATCCATGGTTTGCACCGAAGATGCAAGTGTTTGAATCAGGAGCCGTTCAAGATATGTGTGGAGAGGACGTTTCATTCTGTCTGGATGCTATCGAGGCTGGTTATGAGATTTGGTGTGACCCTCGTATTCGTGTGGGTCATGAAAAAACCCGTGTTATTTGAGGAGATAAGAGATTATGGCAAAGGTCAAGAAGAGTCTTCTGGGTACTAAGTTTATTGAGTCACAACCCAAAAAAACCCGACAAGGATCAGGTCAACATACCAAGTATGCGGCTTCAAGTCGTAATGGTAAGAGAAAGAGATATCGTGGCCAGGGACGTTAATGTACATAGCAAAGAATGTTCTGAGTAAGATTGATATTGCTGATCTTTATCATCGTATGGTGAATGAACCCTTTTGGAGAATTGGAGAAACATATGAGGGGATTGATGATCCAGCATCTCATCATCCAAGAATATGTGTCATGAATTCACAAGGTATTCATAATCCTTTCGTTGCTGGATACTTTACAGCAGTCATGAATAGAGTGAGAGATAAAATTTATGATGATTATGGATTCATAATTCCTTCACATAATCTTGATAACATATCATTTAATGCAGAAAGGAAAGGTAACGTTTCAATCTTTCATACAGATGATTATGGTAAAGATGAATATGGTACAAACAGTTACGGTAAAGAATCTTACACATGTAGTGTTGTTGGATTTCTAACACCTCAATGGGATCCATCATGGGGTGGGGAACTTCAAATTCTAGATCGTACATATACATTTGAACCTGGAGATTTTGTTGTTTTTAAATCGAGTGAATTTCATGATTCATTACCGATTAAAGTGGATACTCCCTTTTGGAGAATTTCAGTGGCATGTATGTTCAAATAAAAATCGGACCCCGCGGGGTCTTTTTTAATGCATAGATATATTAACTGAGGATTCATGTATGGCATGTTTGATTGCTAACTTACCATCAAAAGAAATCTGGGTAAGAAAAGAATACTTAACTGACCATCAGTTTGGTCATGGGGAGTTCGTAAAGGGTGTCTGGGTGTCATGTAAGTCCATTCCAGGACGTGCATTTTACTTTGAGACATATCTCCCTGAGTATGCCGCAATGTACGATAAACTCCCTATCAGTGCGTTTCTATCGCGACCAGAGACACCTGAGATTGATATGAACTTACCTAATCTACAGTTTTGGAATTGTATGGATTATGGTGTGGTGACTGTACAGAAACAGTTCATTGGGAGTATGGACTTTGAATGTTATACACGGGATCATGGTATTATGAAAGGTGAATATATTTGTACTTTGGATAATTACCATCAAGATCCTGATTCTATTGATTATGCAACATCAGAGAATCCAGCAGAACATAAGTCACATAATCTGATTGAACTAGAAAATGGACAGTTTGCACTGTATCCAAACAATAGAATGCGTATCTATGATAATAGTCTGACACCTGAGACACCAAAGATGCCAGACTTTAAGGTATCAACGATTGAGTACTCTGTAGAGAATGGTTTTGATCGTCTTGGTATGGGACGAGAGGATGAATACTTCTGGAAGACCTCGAAGGAACGTCAGGAGGAGGATACAGTTGATATGTACCATTCACAAGATGGACGTTATGCTGACCCATAGATAGTAATTATATTTTAAGTACAATGGAAGACAATCTGCTTAGAGAAATCAATAACGATAAACAAGTTCCAAAAAATAAAAGAATTGTAAATGAGGATGGTTTGTTTGAGTCTGAGGAAGACTGCAGTCATCCAGATCATGTATGTAAGTGTGGACAACAAACTCTGTCAGAACACACCTAAATAAAGCAGATTTATAGTATCTAAAAAGGTGCCAGCAGAAAGGATCAGTAAAGCTTTCAAAGATGTAAGTGCTTCATTTCAGATTAATCCTCTGAACTATGATTTAATAGCACTTCATAATGAGAATGCGATTGCAAGATCTATTCGTAATCTTGTGTTGACAATTCCTGGTGAGAGACCATTTAATCCAGCATTAGGATCTGAAGTTTATAGATTACTATTTGAAAATTTCGATTTACAAACTGCTTTTGCAATTCAAACTCAAATTAAAAATACAATTGATAACTTTGAACCAAGAGTTAAACTTGATTCTGTTAATGTAGTACCAGATTTTGACGCTCATGAGTTCAATGTGACAATTACATATAATATTGTTGGCATTGAATCAGATACACAACAACTCCAGTTCGCATTAGAACCCACTAGGTAAAATGCCTTTAGTAAATTTCAGCAATGTCGATTTTGATGAGATTAAACAATCCATCAAAGATTACCTCAGAGCTAATTCTAATTTCACAGATTATGACTTTGAGGGATCAAACCTATCGACTATCATAGACACGTTAGCATATAACACATACATCTCTTCATACAACGCCAACATGGTGTCAAATGAAGTGTTTCTTGATAGTGCGACACTGAGAGAGAATGTTGTATCAATTGCAAGAAATATTGGATATCTTCCTAGGTCAAGGAAATCAAGTAGAGCTAATATTAGTTTTTCAGTTGATGCATCATCTTCCAATGCTTCAATAATGACACTCAAAGCTGGTCCTGTTGCATTGAGTGCTTCAAACTTTAATAAACAATCATTTACTTACTGTATCATGGAGGACATCACTGTCCCAGTGGATTCAACTGGTACAGCTACATTTGAAAATATTGATGTATATGAAGGTTCATACCTGAATTCAGTATTTGTTGTAAATTCGAGTCTTCCAAATCAAAAGTATATTTTACCAAATGCTGGTATTGACACTGATAATATTAGAGTGATTGTAAGAAATTCTTCTACATCTAGTGTCACAAGAAAATATACACAATATGATAATTTAGTTGGTGTTAATGAAAATACACCTCTTTATTTCTTGAGAGAAACAGAAGGGGAGACGTATGAAATATTGTTTGGTGATGATGTTTTTGGTAAAGGAATAGAGGAACCAAATCAAATTGAAGTTACTTATTTGTCTTGTAGTGGATCAGTAGCAAATGGTCTTTCCAATTTTACATACATTGGATCACTTCAAGATCAGAATGGTGCCTCTGTTACTTCTGGTATTTCTGGTTTAACAGTGAATGAATCTTCAAATGGTGGAGCGGAAATTGAAAGTGTTGAGTCAATTAAGAAGTATGCACCTAACATCTATGCATCCCAAAACAGAGCCGTAACAGCAACTGATTTTGAATCACTCATCCCAAGAATTTATCCAGAAGCTGAATCAGTATCAGCATATGGTGGAGAGGAGACTGATCCACCACAATATGGAAAAGTTTTTGTCAGCATCAAACCGTATAATGGTGTGTTCGTATCTGATGAAGTAAAAAGACGTATTCAACTTGAACTTAGAAAGTATTCTGTAGCTGGTATTGTATCAGAAATCATTGATCTGAAGTATTTGTATATTGAAGCTGATATTAATGTTTACTATGATTCTAATTTATCCATAGGACCGTCACAGTTGATTACTTCAGTAACTAATAATATCACAAAGTACGCTAATTCTACTCAGTTAAATAAGTTTGGGGCTAGATTTAAGTATAGTAAATTCACTAAAGTAATTGACGATAGTAATGAATTTATTACGTCGAATATTACTACAATTTCAATGAGAAGAGACTTGTCACCTTTTCCAAATCAATTTGTAGAGTATAATATTGGATTTGGTAATCGTATTCACATCAAGAGTGAAATTGGTTTCAATATTAAGAGTTCTGGTTTTACTGTAAGTGGTATTAGTGGAACTGTTTATATGGGTGATTCACCAAATGCAGATTTAAGAACTGGAACGATGTTCTTGTTCAGATTGCGATCACCAACTGAACCAATTATTATTAAGAGGAATATTGGAACCATTGATTATATCAAAGGTCTCATTAGTTTAAATCCATTGAACGTATTGTCAACCGAAGTTACCCGTGGAACTTCTCTTATTGAAATTTCAGCTTGTCCTTATTCAAATGATGTAATTGGTCTTCAAGACCTTTATTTACAAATGGACCCTTCCAATTTGACTGTAACCCCAATTCCTGATTCAATCTCCTCAGGAAGTGATGTATCAGGTGGCACCTACACTGTAACATCGAGCTATTCAAACGGATCACTCACACGATAGGAAATAATGACAATAGATAGAGTCAAATTTCAAGATACAGTTGCGAGTCAACTTCCATCTTTTATAAGAGAAGACTTTCCTCTTCTCTCAGAATTCCTGGAACAGTATTATGTTTCTCAGGAAACTCAAGGTGCCACACTTGATCTGTTGCAAAATATCGATAAGTATGTAAATGTCGATAATCTCACCAATTTAGTTTCTAATACAGAACTTGGAAATGATATTGATTCCGTAGCTACGGATATTGTCGTAGATTCTACTGATGGATTTTTAGATAGAAATGGTCTCATCAGAATTGGTGATGAGATTATAATGTATGAAACAAAAACTATCACTACATTCCAAAATTGTCAAAGAGGATTTAGTGGAACTAGTTCATATACATCCAGTGTTCCAGATAGATTGACATTTGAAAGATCTACTGTGCCAAATGATCATTCATCAGGCGATGTAGTTCATAATTTAAATGTTCTGTTCCTGCAAGAATTCTTCAAAAAATTAAAGTCTCAGATTAGTCCAGGATTTGGCAATAGAGATTTAAAAACAAATCAAAAGAACTTTATCATCAATAGTGATAGTTTTTATAAAACAAAAGGAACAGATTTATCTTATAAGATACTTTTCAAAGCTCTCTTTGGTGAGAATGTTGATATCATTCGTCCAAGTCAATTTCTATTCAGACCATCTGACTCAACATACAGTATAACTCAGGATATCGTTGTAAAGAAGGATATTGGTGATCCGTTAGATCTTCAAAATCTTACACTTTTCCAAGATTCCACTGGTGCTCGTGGAACGGTGACTCGTGCTGCTCAAGTTCAGTATGGTAATGGAGACTATTATCAACTCAGTATTGATTATGGATATGATAGAGACATCAATACTGATGGGTCATTGTATGGTTCTTTTCAATCGAACCCAAAAACAAAGATTTTAACACAAGTTGCGGCTGGTTCAACACTTATCGACGTTGATTCAACATTGAGTTTTCCAGTTTCTGGGAAACTTGAGGTTATTGATATTGATGGCAATGAGGTAGAAATTAACTATAGTGGAAAGAACTTAAATCAATTTTTAAATGTTGATCCTGTTCCAAGTGTATTGGATGAAAAGACAGATGTAAGACTGGATGGATATGCTTATGCTTATGTTGGTATTGGTACTGATGAAGAAATAAGAGTAAAAATTACTTCAACCCTGAAAGATTTAAAAGTAAAATCAAATAATTATCTCTATGAAAAGAACGATACTATTCAGATTCAATCTCTCGGTATTGAAGATGATTCGATCAATTCATCAGAATGGTTAAACAACACCAAGTCTTATTACGATGTTTCATCAGTTGAAATAACTGATGTTCTTGAAAACAAGTATTCTATCAGTACATATGATATTCATCATATGAGTCCTGGATATAATATTTTATTGTCTAACAATCTTGGTAATAATATTACTGCTGTAGTTACAAAAATTACTTCTAAAAATACTTTTGTTGTCAAAGCATCCTCATCACTTAATGTTAATAATGTATGGAAGGTTGAAAATCAAATCCTTAAAGTACAAGCTCCAAAATACAGTTTTCTTAGTAAATATATTGCAAACGTACAAGACACATATTCTAACTTTGATGGTGATGTTATAGTTGCATCAAATTCACTCCCATTTTATGAGAACACACCAATCAATCCATATAATAAAACAATAAAATTTTCTGGATCAGCTTCTCCAGCTGGCACAGATATTATTGACTTTGGAACCAATCATGGATTCTACACTGGCGATGCTATTTTCTACTCTTATGGAAGAATTGTAACTACTACGACTTATCCAGATGGAACTTCTTCTACGGTCACTACAATAAGTCAATTTGAAAATTTAGATGAAGCTGTTTATTATGTACGAAAGTACAATGATACTTCAATAAAATTATCAAGAAGTAGAGCTGATTTGTTTGGGGAAAAGTATATAACTTTTTCTGGAACTGTAACTGATAATCAATTTACCTACTTTAATTTTTACCAAAAATCTCTTTCACCACAGGGGATTTTTAGAAAGTTTACAAAATCAGTTGATAGAGGATCTGGGGACTTTACAACTCTTCCTGGTTTCAATGGGATGTTTATAAATGGTGTTGAACTTCTTAATTACAAATCTGACGATTCCGTTTTTTATGGTCAAATTAAAGGATTGACAATAACTGGTGGTGGATCAGGATATGATGTAGTTAATCCTCCAAGATTTGATATTCGTGATGCAGTAGGCACTGGTGCAACTGGTGTAGTTGCAGTTGAAGGAAGTCTTGATAGAATCGATATTATTGATAGTGGTTTTGACTTCCAAAACACACCAGTAGTTACTATCAGTGGTGGTAGTCCTGATGTAGATGCTCAAGCTGTAGTAAACACCACTCAAATCATTTATGAAGTCAACATCAATACAGAATCTAATGGAAACATTGATCTTTCAAATGATCAAATTGGATTTGGTAGCTTCCACAAGTTCAAACAAGATGAGAGAGTAATTTATGACTCAAAAGGTCTAAAAGGTATTAGTGGATTATCGACAAACTCTTCTTATTTTGTAAATGTTGTCGATAACTTTACTATTACACTTCACAATAATCCAACTGATTCTCAATCTGGGATCAACACTGTAACCTTAGGACAATATGGATTAGGAATCCAGAGTATCAAAACCGCTGAAAGAAAGAATATCGTAAGTAGTATTGTTGTTACCAATCCTGGTTCTGGTTACAAGAATAAGAAAAGAAAGATTGTATCAACTGGCATTTCAACTGCTACAAATAGTTTTGAAATTAAAAATCATGGTTATAAAACTGGAGAAATTATCAGATACACAGCTGGGTCAAGTGTAGTATCTGGTATTGCAGAATCAAAAGATTACTATGTAAGAAGAATTGATAATAACAAATTCTCATTGAGTGAAGTTGGTGTTGGTGGCACTACTCCAAAATATTTCTTTGATAGAAATATCATCGTTGATATCAGAAGTGGTGGCGAGGGAACTTTTAATTATAAACCTATTGTAGTTTCTGTTGATGGCGTCACTGGAATTAATACTCGTTCTGGACAGACTTTCCAGTGTCGGGTTCAACCAATATTCAGAGGTTTCATCGATTCTATTGATCTCACAAATGAAGGTGTTGGATACGGTTCATCAGAAATTCTTAACTTCAACAGACAACCTGATTTCTTCTTTGAAGGTGGATCTTTAGCTCAAGTAGAACCCATTATCAATAACGGCAGAATAGTTGATGTAGTTATCACCAATGAGGGCAGTAATTACATCTCTCCACCAAACTTAGTAATCAATGGACCTGGTAATTATGCTCAATTAACTCCAATCATTAATGGCGGAAAACTGACCGAGGTTAGGGTAGTTAGTTCTGGTGTAAATTATGTTGCTGGTCAAACCAGTATCACAGTTCAAAATCCTGGATCTAATGCTAAAGTAGAATTTAATATCAATGAGTGGAATGTAAACCTCTTCAATAGAAATTTTGACAGAATTAGTAATGATGATGGATTTGTTGAAGAAAATATTAGTGGAGATAGCACTCAGTACTCGCACATCTACGCACCAAGAACCCTGAGGGAGAACACTTATGTCCTTCTCAATAGTGGTGAGAAATTTTATGGAATACCAGATTTACAAAGAATTAATGGATTAGAAAGTGACAACACATCACACTCTCCAATTCTTGGATGGGCTTATGATGGTTGTCCAATTTATGGTCCATATGGATATACAAATCCAGATGGTGGAATCATTAAGCAGATGAAGTCTGGATATGAGTTATCAGTAGATACTTCAAATAGACCACCACTTGGTTCCTTCCCTGAAGGTTTCTTCATTGAGGATTATAGATTTACTGATGATGGTGATTTGGATATTCATAATGGAAGGTTCTGTGTAACCCCAGATTATCCCGATGGTGTATATGCATATTTTACTACTGTAGGGACCATTGTAGATGGTTTTGGACCATTTAAAAACTACAAGAGACCACAATTCCCATATGTTATTGGAAACTCTTTTTACGCTAAGAGAAATGAGTTTAATTATAGAACCACATCTAACCAAGTAGATTACGACATTCAGTCTGATAAATGGTTTAGAAACACATCAACTTACAATACTAATAATAAATTTAGTGGATATGATTATGTCTTCGATTCAAATAAAATTAAGAAACAAACAATTGACATTACAGGGGCCTCTCTTGGTTCTCTGAATGAAATTGGAATTTTCACTGGTGGTCGCGATTATCAAGTTAATGACACATTAGTGTTTGAGTCCGAACAAAATGGAATAGAAATTGGTGCTCAGGCCAAAGTTTCTCATGTTCAAGGTAAAGAAATTGATACGATAAGTGTCGAATCTACTCAGATTCCAAATATTGAATTTATTAAATCTTTTGATAGAAATCAATTTATTGGATTTGGCACTCAACCACATGGTCTCAAAAATAAAGACATCGTCAATGTCGATAATCTATCCTCATATTATAAGAATTTTGGTGGCAATTATCAAGTTGGTGTTAGATCTGAAACTTTTGTAGTAACTTTAGGCATTGGTACAACTGGAAGTACTGGTATTACAACTTACTTCTATGTCTCTGGTGCTCTTGAATATCCATTTATAAGACCAAATGACATCCTTGGAATTGGAACTGAAAAAGTAAAAGTTCTGAATGTTGATAGTGAAACAGAGAGAATTCGTGTTCTCAGAGCAGTAGAGGGTACAGTTGGTTCTGCTCATACTAATAGAACTATTCTTCGTGAAGATCCTAGAAAGTTCACAATCAACGTAGGATCAATTACTACTGAGAAATATTTTAGAGTTAATGAAGAGTTTTATTTTGATCCTTTAGAGTCTGTTGGTGTTGGTACAGAATCAGGTAATGGTGTTGGTACTTTAGTCACATTTAGAAATCCAGGTGTTGGTGCATCTGTAGTTTTCATTCCAACACAGTCAATTTACTATAAAGACCATGGTCTGAAATTTAATGAAAGGGTTGATTACTTTACTAATGGTGGGACATCTCTTCAGGTTTGGAATGGTTTTACAAGAGATGCTTATGTAAATCTCACTGATTATGATACTTTATATGCGACTCCAATTAGCAAAGATTTTATTGGTATTTCATCTCACAAGGTTGGTCTTTCAACCATTACAGGTGAATATGTTGGAGTTGGAACCACAAGTGGTTTACTTTATTTTAATAGTATTGGAACTGGTGACTATCATAGTCTCAAAACATCTAGAAATAATATTCTTAGAGGAAGTGCCAATACTAATGTTGTAACTGTATCTACAGCTTCAACACATGGTCTTTTGGTAGATGATAATGTCAGAATGAAAGTCAAACCAACTTATGAACAAGTTGTTGATGTCAGATATAACGATTACAATAGAAGGATTGTATTCGATCCAGTTGGATTTACTTCTGATAATGTTGATATTCAATCAAATACAATTACCATATCAGACCATAACTTTGTTATTGGTGATAAGATAATTCACACTTCTAATGATCCAACTGGTGGTCTTGTTGATAACAAAATGTATTATGTTATCCCATTTGATAAGAATACCATTAGGCTTGTCAATGAAAAGTTTGAAGTTACTTTAGAAGAACCAAGTTTTGTCAACATCACTGCTGGTGGAAATGGTGGTACAATTTCAAAGATTAACCCCCTCGTCGTAAGCAGAAAAAACAATAATCTTAAGTTTGATTTGAGTGATCAATCACTTTCTTTCCTCTCAAACGGTGTGAGATACCCAGCATTCAAGATGAATGTTTATCTTGATCAAAGGTTCAATAAAGAATTCTCAACCACTGGGACAAAGGAAAATAATTCCTTTGAGGTTACTACTTCTGGAGTAGTTGGAATCACTTCAACTGCTAATCTTACAGTTGAATTGACTGACTCTGTTCCTTCTAGACTGTATTATAAATTTGAACCAGTCAATAAAGATTTTAACTTTGCAACAAAGACTGGTATTGTGATTGATGAGGATTCTTCCTCACCATTTAATCAAATTAATGTAGAATTGAGCAATTTTGATGGAGAACATAGAGTCACTGGAATTGGTTCTACCACATTCTCCTATCAATTATTAAAAACTCCAGAAACAACAACTTATACAAAATCAAACTCTGTTTCTTCATATATTACTGATTCAACTGAAACATATGGTGGAATTGCTAAAATTGATCTAACCTATCCTGGTGTCAATTATTCCAGAATACCAAAAGTTACTAATGTTATTAGTGGCATCGGTACTAATGCAATTCTTGATTCAAGATCCAATAACATTGGTATCATTCTCAGAAACAAATTTGATTCTGATAATATTGGATTTGATTATCCAACTGATGAAACTTTAAGACCTGTAGCTAATCTCCCAGAGATTCTAGAGTTACAATCACTTAACTCCTTTGAATCAATTGGTATTAGTTCATTTGGAAGAAACTATTTGTCACCAGCAAAACTTGTTGTTATTGATGGTTATACGAACAAAGTTCTCCCAGAAGTTGATCTTCGATATGATCTTGGTGATACTCAAGTAACAATCTTGAATAACACTACTGGAATGTATGAGATTACACCTAAAATCATTCCAACTGAAAACTCTAATGGTGTTGGTATTTCTACATTATCATTTGATAACTCCACTAAAACTGTAAGATTGTATTTGAATCAACAGTTTAGTACAGCTAGAGAATTCCCATTTGCTGTAGGTAAGAAAATTTTAGTTGAAAATATCAATATTGGCACTGGTTCTAGTGGAGCTGGTTACAATTCTGCAGATCATGACTATACCCTCTTCCCCGTAACTGCGGTCCTCCCACAACTTGGTGGATCTGGAGCATACATTGAATATAGTTTGAATGATGTACTCAAGGTTGGAGAGGTTCCAGGTACGGTTCAAACAGGAACTGCAGGTAGAGCTATTCCCGAGGATCATTTCCCAATATTTAATATATCTCTGACAACTAATGACTTTTTAGTCGGAGAAACAGTCACTAGTGGTGGATTGACTGGTGTTGTTGAGTCTTGGAGAGCTAATCTTGATCAACTTAAGTTGACAACACCTAAGGAATTCCCAATAGGTTCAATTATCAGAGGTGAAAGTTCTAATACTCAAGGTGTTGTTATAAACAAGTGGGACTTTGATGCTGAAATTACAACTGGTGTTGGTGCTACTGTCATTCGTGGTTGGCAGGACAATGTTGGATTCTTAAATGATAATCTCCAAGTAATTCCCAATAATGAATACTATCAGAAATTCTCCTATTCACTTTCTAGTAGAGTTCCACATCAAGATTGGAATGGTCCAGTAAGTGATCTCAATCACACCTCTGGTTTTGCTAAGTTTGCTGATTATCAACTTGAAAGTACAGAATCTGATCCAGGTGATGCTATTGTTAGACCAACTGATTCTAATATTGAAGTTATTGTTGATATTATCGGTGAGGGTGATTTAAATTGTGTTTATGATTTTGATTTTGTCTCTGAAGGAACTCAATTTGTTAATGGTGAAATAGCCTCTGATGAAATTTTCTTGGAAAATCAACTTCTTACTGATTATTTCCAATCAATTGGAAACAGAGTTGTTTCGATTGATGACATCAGTGGATACTTTAATAGTAATGAGAGAGCTGAACGTTTTGAGACTGTATCATCTTATGATTTGAATTTCGCTTTCAATAAAATATTCACCTTCGCAAGAGATAGAGTTTACACTGACGAAAGACAATTTAGCATTATAAATGTACTTCAAGATGGTATAGTTGGATATATCAATGAATATGCTACTATCGAAACATATCCAAGACTTGGTTTTTATGATTATTTGAGAAATGGTGATGGATGGGATCTAACATTTAACCCAGTTAAATTTGAATTTAACACATATGATGTATCAACAGTGGCTGTCAGTCTTCTTGACGGTGTTTCTGGTATTGGATCCACACAGATGGGAGATATTGTTGACTTTACTAGTAAACAAGTAACTGTTTCTGCAACTGAGACAACAATTGCTTCTTTCCCAACAACAAATAGAGCAGCTAAGATCTTAACAATGGTCAAAGGTGTTTCTGGTATTTCTTCTGGTGAATATGATGCTACTGAATTTAATATCATTCATGATGGAACAGATGTACATTATGTGGAGTACGGAGACATCCACAGCAGCCCGACATCATATTCTAGTGGATCTCTCGGAACTTATCGAGCTTTTATTGATAGTGGTCTTGTTAAAATCAATTTTATCCCAAATGCCGCTGATACATTTGAATCTCAAACTTCATTGACTGTAATTTCTGGTATTGGGACAACTACTGGAAATGTTGATATGAACATTTCTAAATTGAAGTCTACATATACTGCAATATCATCCTCACCATCACCATCTTCTAATATCATCTCAACATATACTGATCCATTCAGTGCGTCATATAATGTAGTTGTTGTCACTGACACAACAAACAATGACTATGAGATGTTTGAATGTGTTTTATGCGATTCATCAACAAATGAAACTTTTGTCGATTACGCGAATGTTATAACGGGTTCTTCTACTCTGGGTTCGATTGGAATTACTTCTGTTGGTTCAGATATCAACATAACCTATACTCCAATTGCAAATGCCGATATAGAAGTTAGAACTTTTGGACTTGACTTGAAGATTTTTGACAGCAATAGTGATCCAAATGAAATTGACAATAACAACGTCTTTGTTTCATCCAACTATGGTGGCTATAGAGGAACAAAACTTGATCTTCGTACACAATTTGGTCTTAATCATGATGGTCTTAACATCTTTAGAAGAGTTTTTGATGGAAGTAACTCAGACATTGTTGATATCAATGATGGAACTATTACGATTCCCAATCACTTCTTTGTAACTGGTGAAAAAGTTCTTTATACAAATAATGGAGATGGAACATCATCATCTGTTGGTATTGCAACAACGACAGTTTCTGGTATCGGTCTTACTGATAAACTTCCCAACGAACTTTATGTTGTTAAAATTGATGACGCCAGATTGAAGTTTGCTGATACAGCAGAAAAGGCTAATAGATTAATTTCAGAAACATTTACAATTGATTCTGTTGGTATTGGTAACTCTCATGTTATTACTGCTACTAATCAAAATGCAAAAGCACTGATAGCTGTTGATAATATGATTCAATCTCCTGTCACTGGAACTGCGATTACAACAAATCTAGAACAGGACATAGTATTTGAACAAATATTCACTGTAAGTGGTATAACATCGTTTGCATCTCAAGATATCATCAGAATTGGTGATGAATATATGATTCTTGATGCTGTTGGGATTGCTGGATCAACTAAATTCGGTTGTAGAAGAGCTCAACTTGGTTCAACTCGTGAAGACCACTCTAAAGGTGATCTTATTACCAAGATTTCTGGAAACTACAATATTGTTGGTAACACGATTAACTTCGCTTCGGCACCATATGGTAACACACCACTGAGTACTACAGCAACTTCAGATCCTGATTCTAGAGATTGGACTGGTATTTCAACTTCATCTAGTTTCCAAGGTAGAACTTTCATGAGAAGATCTCCTTTGAATTCTCCGAATGAAACATATTCAAATAACTATGTCTTTGATGACGTATCACACAAATTCAATGGAATCACTACTGACTTTACTCTGAGATCCGACAACAATAACACTGTTGGTTATTCAACAGATAATGGTATTGTTCTTATCAATAGTATTTTCCAAGTTCCTAAGGGAGTTGTAGTTGGTGATGGAATCTATAATATTGAAGAATCTTCTGGCATATCAACGATAAGATTTACTGGTGTTGGAGTCAGTAATGGACATGACCCAAATGATAGTGATATTCCACTTGGTGGTTTAATAGTTTCAGCTGGATCGGTCGCTGGATTTGGATACCAACCATTGGTATCAGCTGGTGGTACGGTAACAATCGATGTTTCTGGACAAGTATCATCTGTCAGTATCGCTAATAGTGGTTCTGGTTATAGAGCTGGCATTCAAACAGTTGTTAATGTTGGTGTTCAAACTGATGGAGAACCAAGTCTTCAATTTATAGGAACCGCAGCAATTAGTGGTGGACACATTGTTAGTGTCGCTATAACCAATCCTGGTAGTGGTTACACTTCAACTAATCCACCAGAATTGGTGTTTGATGATCCACTTCCATATTTTAATATCCCTGTACAATATAGTTCTTCTAGTGTCACTGGAGCTGGTCAAAGTGCAACAGTTAACATTGTTGTTGGTCAAGGATCTAGTATTATTGATTTTGAATTTAGATATGGTGGATATGCTTATGGTGAGAGTGAGATATTAACTGTTCCCATCGGAGGAACAACTGGAATACCAACCGATACTTCAGTAACTTTTGAAGAGTTCCAAATCACTGTTGATGAAATCTTCACTGATGACTTCAATGGTTGGTCTGTTGGTCAATTGCAAGTTCTTGATAAGTTTGATGACTTGTTTGATGGATCTACAAGAGACTTCAGACTGAATTTGAATAGTCAATCTATTTCTATTCAAGCAGCTGTTGGCTCAAAAGTTGAAGTTGATCAAACACTTCTCATCTTCATTAATGATATCCTCCAAGAACCTGGAGTAGGTTATGTGTTTACTGGTGGTAGTACCGTTGAGTTTACTGAAGCTCCAAAGGTTGGTGACACTTCTAAGGTTTTGTTCTATAAAGGTAGTGGAGACGTTGATGTTGTCTTTACCAATGTTATCGAAACAATAAAAGTTGGAGACACTCTTGATATTAATAATCTTCCACCCTCTCAAGGTATTATTCTCGATGAAGACATTAGAACTGTAACTGGAATCAACACTCTCGATTCTGTTCAAACTAATGTTTACAAAGGACCTGGTATTACAAGTGATAGAAACCTTTTGAGACCTGTAACCTGGTGTAAACAAAAAGTTGATAAGATTATCAATGGAAAAGTTGTTGGTAAAGATAGAATTCAATATGAACCTCAAATTTATCCAACTTCTTATTTGATTCAACCTGTTGGTTTTGGTTCTACAGAAGCTTATGTTGATAGTATAAGACCTCTCTTTGATTCAAATAATGAATCTCAAGTTAGAGACTTCCAAGATTCTATCACAATTACATCACAAGATAATATTGTTGGTGCTTCTGGTACAGCTATTGTATCAATTGCTGGGACTATTTCCAGTATTTCAATTACCAATGCTGGTCTTGGATACACTATCGCACCTACGGTCACAATTGGATCCACGCTTGGTGTTTCAACTATTGCAACAGCAACAGCTTCAATTACATCTGGTGTAGTCACCTCCATCACTATAACCAATGGTGGTGTTGGGTATACTGGTTCACAGGTTCCTGTCGTTTTGATTGAATCACCAACAGTTAAAAAAGAAGAAATTAGTGTATCTTCCTATGGGGGTGATTATGGAACAATTGTTGGTTTTGGAACTACAACTGTTGGAAGCCAAAATAGAATAATCTTTGATCTCTTTATCGATCAAGATTCGTTCCTTAGAGATGATGATTATGTGGGAACAGGAATTACTATCAGTGGAATCTCAACTGGTGACTTCTTCACTACATTCAATACTGGTATTGGAAGTGGAACGATACAATCTATTTCAAATGATGGTTCAACAATTATTGGTATTACAACCACCTTTGCTGACAACGTCTGGATGGTTACAGATCATCAGACAGTCACTACCCAAGTAATTGGTATTGGTGAAACTGTAGTAAGACGAGTATTCTGTAATATTTCTGGATTAAGCACTGTAACTTTCTCATCAATTGATCTTTCATTCGACTCTACATTATTCACTTATGATTCAAGTTTGATTGAAGTATATACTGGTGGTATCTCATCTTCATTCAGTTTTGGTAAATTTAGTTGGGGAAGAATTGGTTTCAATAGTAGATTGAGTCCTAAGGAGTTTAACTCTTACAACCTTAATGGTTATGTTGGAATTTCAACGGCTGGTATTGTCCAAAGAACCAATCCACTGAAGTTTGTCAACTATATTCAAGTTTGATCTAAATAACTAAACGGGAGAATCTGTAGGTGTAATGGCCAAACAAGGAATTAGCACGGGGACAACTCCGAATGACGGAACTGGTGACAGTTTGTTATCGGGTGCTGTCAAAATAAACTCCAATTTCGATGAGATCTATACCGCTATCGGTGATGGATCCACATTATCACCCGTCACAAGTATTGTAGCTGGTGATAACATTAGCGTTAGTGGTTCTACTGGAAACGTTACAATTACTGGTATTGGAACGGCAGATATTGATACTGATAAAATAAATGTTAGTGGTATTTCAACCTTTGGGACCGTACAAATTTCTTCTGGTATTGTTACAGCAAAGTCTGGTATTGTAACTTATTATGGTGATGGTTCTGGTTTAACTGGTGTTGCGTCCACTGATTACATCATTACTGGAACTGCTGCAACTTTTAATAATGCAGTAAAAGTTGGAACGGCGGTTACCATAGACGCTACTAGTGGAATTGTTACTGCGACATCATTTTCTGGCTCTGGTATAGGTCTTACAGGTCTTCCTGCTGGACAACTCACAGGGTCATTACCTGCAATTGATGGTTCTGCACTTACTGGAGTAACTGCAGTTGGATCTGGAATTGAGGTTAGAGATAGTGGAACTCCAATTGGTGCAGCATCAACGGTTGACTTCGGAACTGGTCTGAGTGTTTCTCCAGTGTCTTCTGGTATTGTTACAGTAACTTCTTCTGCTGGTGCTGCTGATACCGCAAATATCAATTCCGATACTTTAATTGTTACAGGTATATCTACATTAGGTGTCACCAGTGCAACAGATCTTACATCAGAAAATCTTACATCAGAACAACTGAATGTTACTGGTGTTTCTACTTTCAGTGGTAACGTTAATTTTGAAGATAATGCTTTATTTAAAGATCTTAAATCAGCGTACTTTGGTACTCATAATGATTTAAGGATTTGGCATCAAGGCGGGTACTCACAAATTAGTGCGAGTACTGGTACTGGAAGCCTTTATATAGAAGGTGCAAATATTAGTAATTCTGTCGTCATTAGAGCTTTCAATGATGATTGCATTGTTGCAAATTATGATGGTGGAACAGAGATTTACTATGACAACTCCAAGAAATTTGAAACCACTGGCTCTGGTGCTATTGTAACTGGTATTCTTACTGCAACTTCTTTCTCTGGATCAAATACACTTAAAGAAAGATCTACAGTATCTGGCGTAACGGCTTCTATTGCAGATAATGGAATTGGTAATACAGATATTACTGGGTATAAATCATACGCACTAATGAAGGTTGGTCTATCTACAGATGGATGGTTAAGACTATATACTGATAGCACATCAAGATCAAATGATAGTTCCAGAAGTGTTGGTATTGATCCAACACCTGGGAGTGGAGTGATCGCTGAAGTTGTTACTACTGGAGTTTCAACAACTCAAATTATTTCTCCCTTTGTAATGGGTGGCAATTTAAATGATCCTGCTGACACCACAATTTATGCAGCAGTTACAAACCTCTCTGGGGTTACAACAAGTATTTCTATTAATTTAACACTTCTTCAACTGGAGGCATAAGTAGCAAATGGCAATCACCACAACGACAATTACAAAGTCAGCAGGATGGGGCAGAACTGATGTTATTGATCAGTTAGAGGAAGCCTTCACTTGGTTGGAATTACACGGAACTCAAATATCAGGATTAGTCACAAGTATTAGTGCATATAATGGTGGTGGAACTATAGGATCTGCAGGTACTGATTATTATGATGTTCCAGTTGCGACAACCACTGGTATTGGAACTGGAGCAACTTTTGATGTTTTCAGAAATGTTGGATTTGTACATGTAATTCAGGTCAATCGTCCAGGATACGGATACACTGATGGTGAATATGTAACATTATCTGCAGAAGATATTGGTGGTTCTGGTAATGGTGCAGTTGCAATTGGTATTACTGTATCAATTGATGGTGGAGTAACTCCTGTTGGATATGGATCAACCAATCAATTTTTTGATAAAGACTATGCTCCCCCCATAGATTCTGGTCGTCCTTGGGGTGTATTAAAACAAGATTTTGATACGAATAAAAGATTTGGAGTAACATATAGAGGATTTAAGGCATATGATGATTATAGAATGTCATTATATGCTGGATCTTCATTCCTTCCTTGGAATGAAAATAATACAACGGACAAACGACACAATTATGGAAATAGTTTTAGAGGAACCTTATATCTTGATACACCTGGTCTAATGTCAAGTTCATATAATTCTTTGAATTATGATGGTGATTCCTATGCCCAAATGGGTGCACAATATGATAATATGTTCAGATATGCGACAACAAATTCACCAACAACACATGATTTAAAATTAAATGTATATCGTTCTTCTATTGACACTAGTTTTGCAGTACTTTCATATAATCAACCATCAATCAGTGGAACAATAAGTGATAATACTTTTACTACTTTTATTATTCATAATTTTGACTCAAATCTTTGGGATTATGATGATGTATTTTCTGTTGGAATAACACTTGTTGTTGCGGATACGGTGGCAGATAGTTCAGGTGCAGCTACTGGTCATCTAGGTTTCCGAACGATGTTGGTAGGAAATTCTAATAATATATCAGAATTATCCTATACCACAAGGACCGCAGAAGCAGGTTATGCTCAGATTCGTTTTGAAGCCCGTGGGCAGAGGGCACAAAATTATTCAGTAACATCATCCCAAGGAGATCATATATCTGTAACTGGATATGGAATAGGAGATTATAATAATCCATCGGTATACGGTCCAGCTACTATCTACTCAAGAGTTAATCAATCAAAAGATAAAGGCTTTATTGACACCACATCTACTCGGGGTAACAGATATCCAATTACATCATATAGATCTGTAATCAAAGGTATTCCAATTAACGGAAATCTAATTCCTTGTCCGTATTATATGCCTGATGACTTTGTATTGATTGACTTTAAACTTGATGCCTCTGGTCAAGACATTAGACAAGGTGACACAGTTACAATCAGTGGTTCTGAAGTTTATACTGTGATTACTGGTTCTTATAATAAGTATAATGAAACCTCAGGTATGCTCTTCTGTGCGAGGACTGTTTGATGGCAAATTTCACTGTTACAAATCCAGATCTAGGGACTGCTGTAGTTGGTTTTGCTTCCACAGCACCATCTTCAGGTAAAACCATTTCAGCGTCAGTAGTCAATGATGGATTTTCAGCATACGATTTTACAGGAGACATAATTGGATCTAATCCAGATTTTTCAATGTATGTTGGAGATGAACTAACTTTATCCATAAATGCCTCAGGTCATCCTTTTTGGATTCAAACTTCTTCTGGAGCTTATAGTGGCATCACTACTGTCACTGATAATATATCCAATAATGGAACACAGTCGGGTACTTTAACTTGGAATCCCATTTCACCAGGAACTTATTATTATGTTTGTCAATATCACAGTGGTATGAATGGAACAATTACAGTTTCAACTGTAAGTTATACGGTACAAGACAATAGTCCTGATACATCCAATAGAAGTTTTACTGTTGATGAAACAAGACCAGGATGGTTGACAGGAAGAAGACCTTCACAAGGTCAATTATTTCCTCGTGGAATCTATAATAAATAACAAAAAAGTCCTAATAAAATGGCAGCGATAATTACTGATCAACTTCGTATTTTGAATGCTAAGAACTTTGTGGCGGGTGTCCAATCTTCCACAAATTCTTATTATGCATTTATTGGACTCCCAAACGCAACTAATTACCAGGTTGATTGGGATACTAATCCACCATCACCAAAAGATAATCTTAATCAGTCTAATGACTATTGGGATACGATGTTGGCAATGAAGAAGGTCAACACTTCTGATGTTAGTCAAGTAGTTAGAAAAAATATTTGGTCATCTGGTGTCACCTATGACATGTGGAGAAATGATATTAGTAGAGACAGACAGTCTTTACCATCTGGGTCTTTTGACATTTATGATGCAAACTACTATGTAATGAACTCTGATTATAGAGTTTATATTTGTCTTTATAATAATGCAAGTCCTGAAAACAATTTTCAAGGTAGTCCATCTCTTGATGAACCCACATTTACAGACTTAGAACCAAGAGCTGCTGGTTCAAGTGGTGACGGATATATTTGGAAATATCTTTATACTATTAAACCAAGTCAAGCAATCAAGTTTGACTCTACAGAATACATTCCAGTTCCATCAGATTGGTATGATACTACCAGTGATAATGTTGCTGTAAGACAAAATGCTTCCACAAGTGGTCAACTTAAGATTGTAACTATAAGAAATCGTGGCGTTGGACTTGGAACGGCTAATGTAACTTATACAAGAGTACCAATTGTTGGTGATGGTACTGGAGCAGAAGCTACCGTAGTCGTGAATAATGATTCAAAGATTGAATCTGTTACTGTTTCATCTGGTGGTTCAGGTTATACCTTCGGAACTCTTGACATCGAATCTGGTGGTCTCCCATCTGGAACTACATCACCAGTTTTTAACGTAATTATCCCACCAAACGGGGGACATGGTTATGACATTTACAGAGAACTAGGTGCATTTAGTGTTTTAACATATGCTAGATTTGAAAATGATACCAACAATCCAGATTATATTACAGGAAACCAATTTGCAAGAGTTGGATTAGTTGAAAATCCAGAATCATATAATTCATCTTCCATTTTAAATATTGATAAAGCTAGTGCGGTTTATGCTCTGAGACTTACTGGTATTGGGTATAGTTCAGCTGCCTTTACTCCAGATAGTTATATCACCCAAACTGTTGGATTAGGATCAACAGCTGTTGGTAGAGTAGTTTCCTATGATCAAACCACTGGAGTTCTCAAACTGTGGCAAGACAAGACCACAGCAGGATTCAATAGTGATGGCTCTTTGAATGCTAATCCAATCTATGGGTTCAAAGCTCACAGATTTACATCCGATATTGGTATAAGTGGATCTTTCAACATCGTAGGTGGCTCAGTCACTCTCGGGATTGATACTAATTTTACAGGTATATCTACGGTAATAAATAATAGGACCTATTACTTGGGCCAAAGTTTCACATCTGGAGTCTCACAACCAGAAGTGAAAAAATATTCTGGAAATACCATCTACGTTGATAATAGACCTTCCGTTACAAGGTCTTCATCCCAGAAAGAAGACGTAAAGATCATCTTGCAATTCTAATAAGAAATCATGCCACAGGAAACTAACCTCAACGTTGCTCCTTATTTTGACGACTTTGATCCGCAGAGTAACTATTATAAAGTTCTTTTTAAGCCAGCGTATCCAGTTCAGGCTAGAGAATTAAATAATCTTCAATCTATTCTTCAAAACCAAATTGAAGATATGGGAAACCATTTCTTCAAAGAAGGAGCCAAGGTTATTCCTGGTCAACTGACCTATCTGCCTAAATTTTATGGAATTCAGATTGATCCTGAATTTTTAGGTATTCCTGTTGATCTTTATCTTGATCAACTGATTGGTAAGAAAATTACTGGTGCAACCTCTGGAGTGACAGCTTCGGTGGTTACATATATCACTGATAAAGAATCTGAAAGAGATGTTTATACACTTTATGTCGATTATTATCAGTCAAGTAAATCAGATAATTCCACACAGACTTTTTCAGACAATGAAGTTCTTCTAACTTCAGATAATATCACCTTCGCCTCTACATTTATCGCTTCTGGTGAAGGTTTTGCCAAAACTTTGACCGAAAATACCAATATTGTCGGTTCTGCTTTCGCTTTAAGTAACGGTGTTTACTTCCTCAGAGGGTTTTTTGTCGATGTTGAGGACCAAATCCTCATTCTTGACCAATATAGTAACACACCAAGCTATAGAGTCGGTCTAAATGTCACTGAAAGTCTAATTTCGTCCGATGTTGACCCATCATTGAACGATAATGCTCGAAATTTCACTAATTTTACCGCTCCTGGAGCTGATAGACTCGAAATTACAGCATTTTTAGCTAAAAAACCCACAAATGATTTCAATGACAAGAATTTTGTTCAGTTAGCAGAGGTCCAAAACGGTCTTTTAAGAGAAACTAACACTGGAACTGACTATAATATCCTCGCAGACGAGTTAGCATCAAGAACTTTTGACGAATCTGGTCATTATTATGTAAAAGAGTTTGTAACGACTGTCAGAGAGAGTCTAAACAACGGGTTTGGAAATAGAGGTGTCTATAATCAGAATCAAACCACCACAAGTGGTCAGACACCTTCTGAAGACCTTATGGTCTATAAAATTGGTCCTGGTAAGGCATATGTAAGAGGATATCCCGTCGAAACCCTGGGACCAACCTTCTTGGACGCCAAAAAAGCAAGAACAACCAGAAATCTCACAAATCAAGCTGTTAGTTTTGGTTTTGGACCAACATTTTCGGTCAATAACGTCTCTGGATCACCAACTATTGGATTTAATAACACAAATACTCTGAGTTTGAGAGATCAGAGAATTGGAGCCGCTAGAACCGACCGTGCTGGTAATGAAATTGGTGTTGCTAGAGTTTATGACTTCTCCTTGGAGTCTGGATCTTACGATGCAACTAACAAAAACACCAATAAATGGAACTTATCACTGTATGATGTCCAAACATACACTGATTTAACACTGAATGAGGCTGTAACCTTCTCTACTCCAACATTTATTGAGGGTGCTTCCAGTGGAGCATCTGGTTTCCTTAGATATGATGTAAACACTGGAACAGCAGCTACTGTATATGATGTCAGAGGTCAGTTCTTAGTCGGTGAAAGAATCACCTTTGATGGTCAAGATTCAACAAATAGAACTATCACTGGTATCACAAACCATGAAACTTCTGATGTTCAGTCAGTTTATGGTATTGTAGGTACTGCTGGAACATTCACAGCTGATTTAATTCCAACTAGTGCTGTTAATATCGGTATTGCCTCGATTACAAGAGGAGTTAGTGGTATTTCCACTATCACTAATCCATCACTTTCTTTCCCTGGTATCGTAACTACAGGAAATCTTGTTAGATATTCTGACGCAACTCTCTCATTACCAACACTCCATAGAGTAACTCAAGTAAATACCAATTCAATTCTTGTTGAAGCTGTTCAAAATGTCGCAGGTTTTGTAAATGGAAGTCTTCCAACTGCAAACACTACTACCTCAGATTTGGAAGTAGTTGAATCTCAAACAGCTCCAACTTCGAGAAATGACAATCTGGCAGATAATGAGTCATTGTTCTCAGTTTTCCCCAAAAAACTAATTTCTAATGTAGATCTTACAGAATCTAATCTAGTAATCAGAAAACAATTTGATGTAACAGTCACTGACGGATCTACTGGAACCGTTAATGCCGATATCAATGAGGTATTCTTATCTTTTGATGAAGAAAGATATAGTTTAATTAATGACGCTGGAGAATTGGAAGTTCTTACAGCCGATAAATTTACATTTACTTCTGGTAATACTCAACTGACACTTAATGGTATTGCTAATGACGGTGACTTCAAATTAATCACAACAATTCGTAAGAGTAACGTCACTGCAAAGGTTAAGACCAAGAATCTGGCTAAAAATATTGTAATCAGAAATTCAAGTAATTCTGGTTCTGGTATTGGGGTGACTACTCTCAATGATGGTTTGACATATGGCACCTATCCATATGGAACTAGGGTTCAGGATAAATTCATTTCCCTCAATGAACCAGATGTTGTGAGGGTTTATGGTGTCTTTGCTGGGGATGGTTCTGATTCGGATCCAGAATCCCCCTCAATGACCGTTGGTAGTCTGGATGGTCCAACCAATACCACGAATGATTTGATTCTTGGTGAAGAGATTATTGGATCAGTAAGTGGAGCAAAGGCAATCTATGTTCAGAAAAAATCAGATACCTCAGTCAATTTCATTTATGAAAATCTTTCCAGATTCCAACCAAATGAAGTAGTCAACTTCCAAAAATCTGGAGTCAGCGGTATTGCTGCAAACGTTGTTCTTGGAAGTAGGAATGTAACTGATAATTTCTCCTTCATTAGTGGTCAGAGAAAGTCAATTTATGATTATTCCAGAATCAAAAGAAAAGATGGTGCAGGAATTCCTAACAGTAGATTGAGAATCTACTTTGTTTCATCATCTTATAATAGTTCTGACACTGGTGATATTACAGTATGTAATTCATATAGAGACTTTGATTATACTACGGAAATTAACACTATTTCTGGTTTCAGAAACACCGACATCATTGACGGCCGTCCCAGAGTTTCATCTTTTTCCGTAGATACTTCAAATACCAGATCACCACTGGAATTTTTTGGTAGAACCTTCAATGGTGGTCAACACAGTTCCAAAAACGTTCTTGCTACTGGTGAAACACTTACATTAAATTATAATTATTACCTTCCAAGAATTGATAGAATCTATCTTGATAGACGTGGTGTTTTCCAAGTTAAGAGTGGTGCCCCAGCTGATACTCCTACATCACCAAAGGGTATTAGTGGATCAATGAACATTGCTGATTGTTTTGTTCCAGCTTACACTTTTAGTTCTAAAGATGTAAAAGTCAGTTTCATCAGTCATAAGAGATATCAAATGAATGATATCTCCAAACTGGAACAGAGAATTAAAAATCTTGAATACTACACTTCGTTGAATCAATTGGAATCAAAAACTCTTAATCAGTTTATTCCAGATGCTAACGGTCTGAATAGATTTAGATCTGGTATCTTTGTTGATAACTTTGGAAGTCTTGATTCTCAGGCTCTTGTCGGTGTTAAGAACTCAATTGATAGAAAAACTGGAACTTTAAGACCATCTCACTACACCACTAAATTAAATATGGTTGTTGGCAATACAAGTATTGCTGGTATTGGAACAACAACGAAAGCCAATCAAGACAGTAGATTTGCCGATATTCTTGGAACTGGGGTGAAAAGAACTGGTGATATGATCACTCTTGATTATACGGAACTGGAAACACCTTGGTTGCAACAAGGTTTCGCTACAAGATCTGAAAGTGTTACTCCTTTCCTTGTACGTTTCTGGCAGGGTAGTATTTCCTTTGAACCAACTGTTGATGTCTGGATTGATGTCAACCAGATGGATAGTAAAGATACCATGATGGAAGGATCCTTCAGAGGTGTTGCTGAGGCCATACAGGCTGACATCAAGACAAGTGCTGATGGAAAAAGATCTGGTGTAGCACCAGTTATGTGGAATTCATGGGAAACCACTGGTGTTAATGTTTCACTCGACTTGAGTATGGAACAGAAGATTGATAATTATAAGGCGAACAGAAATGGTACAGCTGAAGAGTTCCTCGATTTGTTCTTAGGTGGTGGCCAGATAGCGGCAGATAGATTAGCTGTGTCCGATGGGGTAGTTCCTAGTAGTTTCATGGTTGAGGAAGCTATTACAGATACAAATCTCGAAATTAGGGGTGAAGCTGGAGTTCAACTCAATCAAAGAAGAACAGGTACTCAACAAACAATAACTGAGACGATTGATACCGAATCACTGGGTGATCGTGTCGTATCTCGTGAAGTCATTCAGTATATGAGATCCCGTAATATTACGTTTACGGCCAAGAGTCTAAAACCATTCACTGAGGTCTATGCATTCTTTGATAATGTTGATGTTAATAAGTATTGTACACCTAAGTTGATTGAAATTGAAATGGTTGACGGCACATTTGAGGTCGGAGAAACCATCAAGGGTGAAATGGACGAAAGTTATGACCCAACTGATTCTGATGATGATAACTCTGGATCTAGTAAATCTATAAATCCAGCTATCACATTTAGACTTGCTTCTAATAACCATAAGTATGGTCCATATGATGAACCCACTGACACTTATAATGAAAACCCATATGATAGAGAGAATGATATTCCTAAGTCTTATACAGAATCATCGACTGTATTGAACGTTGATACGTCTTCTTTGGCCGATCAAAGTGAAACTGCATATGCAGGATACATCGCCGAAGGAATGATCCTTACGGGACAAAGTAGTGGAGCAGAGGCTAAAGTTACCTCAAGAAGACTCATTACTGACAGAATCGGTACACTGATTGGTTCTTATAGAGTTCCAAGTTCTGATGATCCTTCGGCTCCTACTTTTGAAACTGGTAGATCAATGTTGAGACTTACCAGTAGCGACACGAATAGTAGAGTTCCTGGTGTGGTTACTACCTCTGCCGAAGATATATTCTATTCAAGAGGTGATCAGGATAATACCCAAGAAAGAACATTATCCTTGAGAAACGCAAGAGTTTCGACTCAAGATGCTACTCCCCAAACAAGAACTATTGATGGTGAAAGTTCAACTGCTGAAGCGACCGTCACCACAGCAACATCCTCAAGATTAACTGGTGAATATAAAGATCCTCTGGCACAATCCTTCATTGTTAGTGATGAATCAGGGGTCTATTTGACATCTGTTGATCTTTACTTCAATGCAAAACCAGATGATGATGGGGGTCCAGTTGTAGTCTCTATTCGTGAAGTTGAGTTGGGTACTCCAAGTCAGAGAGAACTCGCATATTCACGCGTAGAGAAAGAACCTTCTGAGATTACTTTATCAGATGATGCTAGTGTAGCAACGAAGTTTACGTTTGAATCTCCTGTTTATCTAAATGGTCAGAGAGAATATGCAATTATTATCGAATCCAATGACACCAACTATAGAGTATGGATTTCAAGACTGGGTGAATCTGATGTTTCAACATTAGGTTCTGAATCTGATCAGATTCTTGTTTCTTCCCAGAGACTTCTGGGTTCATTGTTCAAGTCACAGAACGCTTCTACTTGGACACCATCTCAATATGAAGATCTAACATTCAGATTGTTCAGAGCTGACTTTGTTTCTAGTGGATCTGTTCAGTTCTTCAATCCACCCCTCCCAACAGATGAGGAAATCATTCCATCTAACTCACTTATTGCTGAGTCTAGAACAATTAGAGTTGGTCTTGGAACCACAGTTGCAGATGATGGTTTATTACCTGGTCAATTAATCACTCAAACAGAATCTTTTGCTTCTGGTAGATTTGTTGGATATGGTGGTTCAGCTGCACCAGGAACATTGAGAATCACTAACGCTGGTGTTGGTTATACCCCATCTTCTGGTGATTATCAGTATACTGGTGTCGCTATGACATCAATTACTGGTCATGGTATCAATGCTACCGCTGACATCTACATTCAAAATGGAGTTGCCATTGGAGCTTCAATCCTTGGTGGAGGAAGAGGTTATCAAGTAGGCGACATTCTCGCACCAATCACAATTGGTACAGGTCTTGGTGAGGGTATTAGGGTTTCCATCTCTACTATCTTCGGTAACAATGAACTGAATATTACTGACGTTCAGAAAGAATTTAGTACTAGTTCGACAGCTATCCTGAAATATCAGAATAGTTCTGGTGTAACAACTTCTCTTGACTATACTAGACAACCACTTGGTGTTTCTATTGTATCACCAATTCGTGTTGTTAATGATGGTCTTCATATTAAGGTTCCTCAAAGAAACCATGGTATGTATTCGAGTGGTAACATTGTCACTCTCAGAAATATCATTAGTGACACGACACCTACAAATCTAACTGTAGACTATAGTAAAACTGATACGGGAAGTATTTCTGTTGGTAGTACAACTAATCTGACTCAGTTTGAAGGTGTTAGTGTTGCATCTACAAACCCTGGATATGTCAAAATTGGTGATGAAATCGTCTCATATACTGGCACTTCATCAAATACATTGACTGGTATTACGAGAGGTGTTGATAATACAAAAACTGCTAATCACTCCCAGAATGATGTTGTACGCAAATATGAATTTAATGGTATCTCATTGAGAAGAATCAATAAGACACATAATCTCAATGAAGTGACCGAATCAGATCCATTTGATACAGACTTCTATAAAATAAAACTCGATATGTCAGAAAATGGTATTGACAGATCTGTTAACACTGGTCATGGAAAAGCTTTCCTTAAGAAGTCAACTTCTGGTGGTGGTTCAGATATCAGAGGAACTTACAATATTCCATTCTCAGAGATTCATCCTGATTTTACGACTTTGACTCCAACTGGAACTAACATAGAACCAACGATAAGAACAACATCTTCTACCAGTGTTTCTGGTAGTGAAGGTTCATTCATTGATCAAGGATTTGAAAGAATCTCTCTTGATAAAACTACTTACTTTGATTCTATGAGAATGGTTTGTTCACCAATCAATGAACAGACTTTCTTAGGTAACCTTCCAGGTAACAAGTCACTTACAGTTGGTCTCAACATGACTACAAGTGATTCTAAAATCTCTCCTGGAATTGATCTTGATGATGTCGCCATTACATTTACATCAAATAGAGTAAATAAACCAATTACAAATTATGCTACTGATTCTAGAGTAAATACAGTTGAAGATGATCCTAATAGTTTCTTCTATGTGACGAAGAATATCAGACTTGAGAATCCTGGAACTTCAATTCAAGTTTATCTAGATGCTTATCTGTCCGAATCGGCTGACATTAGAGCCTTCTACGCCCTTGACCAAAAGGGAACTGATGAGACCATCTTTATACCATTCCCAGGTACTGGTAATTTCTTACCAAATGGATCTATTGCTAATCCCACTAATAGTGATGGTAGCACTGATGTTAAAATAGTTAAAACTGATGGTCACAATCCAAATGCCCCAATCAGTCTCTATAGGGAACTTAAATTCTCGGTTGATAATCTTCCAACATTCTCTACCTTTAGAATTAAATTGATTGGTACATCAACTAATCAAGCACGTCCACCATTCATTAAGAACTTCAGAGCGATTGGTTTAGCATGACACTCATTCCAGTAAAAGGTCAATCAGGTTTCTTCCGTGACACTGAAACAGGAGCTATTGTCAACAATAACTCCAATGATTATAAATCATATATGACCAACAGAGATAAACTCCTCTCCGAAAAGGAGAGGATTGATAAACTTGAATCTGATATTGGTGATATCAAACGTATGTTACAGCAACTAACAAATGGCCAATAATACAATCACTTTTAATCCTGATTCCAATGCATCTGCATATGGAGTTAATTTGGTTATCAATACTGGTTCTGATTTTACTTCTACCTTTAAAGTAATCAGACCAAGTAAGACAAACTTCAACTTTGAAGGATGGACGGGTTCTTCACAGATGGCGAAGTCTGTGTCAATTGGATCTAGCATGTCATCCACCGCTACATTCAATGTAGGATTTACAAGTGCTTTTGATGGTGAGTTTAAGATTTCTCTAGGAAAGGCAGAAACGAGAGTTTTGAAAAATGGTAGATATGTATGGGATGTACTGGTAAGCTCTGGTACAACCGTTTATAGATTGGCTGAGGGTAATGTTACTGTTGTATCTGGTATCTCTTCCGCCCCCTAAATAATAAAAAAGCTATAGTATATAAATGGCGCAACCCTCCTCTAGACAAGAATTGATTGATTACTGCCTGAGACAGTTGGGTGCCCCTGTAATTGAAATTAATGTCGCTGATGAACAGATCCAAGATTTGATGGATGATGCTATTCAACTGTTTCAAGAGAGACATTTTGACGGGGTAATTCAGACTTTTTTAAAATATGAAATTACTCAAGCAGATGTTGACAGAGCTCAAGCTATCCCCCCTGGAGCTCCAAGTGGTAGGGGATCAGTTGGTATTGCATCAACTTCAGCGACAGGTAATATTGTAGGAACTGCCACAACATTTACATATTACGAAAACAGCAATTATATTGAAATACCTAGAGATGTAATTGGTATCAATAAAGTATATCAATGGGATGCCCTAATGGGTATTGATTCCAGAAACATGTTCAGTTTAAAGTATCAGATGTTCTTAAATGACATCTACTACTGGGGTACTACTGATATTCTTTCGTATTCAATGTCAATGTCTTACCTTGAAACGTTGAATTTCCTGTTGAATACACATAAGGCAATCAGATTTAATCAAAGACAAGATAGAATGTATCTTGATGTTTCTTATAGTGACTTAATAGTTGGTGACTATTTGATTATTGATTGTTGGAAGGTTCTCAACCCCAATGAAGCTACTGGTGTTTATAATGATCCTTTCTTAAAAAAATATCTAACATCTCTGATTAAGAGACAATGGGGTCAGAATTTAATTAAGTTCCAGGGTGTGAAATTACCTGGTGGTATTGAGTTCAATGGTAGACAAATTTATGATGATGCACAATCCGAACTCGATAAGATCGAAGAGAAGATGTTGAGTACATATGAGATTCCACCTCTTGATCTTATCGGGTAAGATGTCATGCTTAATCCATATTTTCTCAATGGTTCTAAGAACGAACAGAACCTAATACAGAGCCTGGTAAACGAACAGCTCAAAATGTATGGGGTAGAGGTATACTACCTCCCAAGACAGTATGCAACTGAGAAAACAATAATCAAGGAGGTTATTGAATCGAAGTTTGAACATGCATATCCACTTGAGGCATATGTTGATAGTTATGAAGGATTTGGTGGACAGGGAACAATCCTTTCTAAGTTTGGCATTCAAGAGAAAGATGACCTGACACTGGTCGTATCAAGAGAGAGATTTTCAGAGTATATTTCACCTTTCATGAAAGACATCCCAAATATGAAGGGTGTCACTCATAGACCAAGAGAGGGTGACCTCATCTGGTTCCCACTTGGTGAGAAACTGTTTGAAATCAAGTATGTTGAACATGAACAACCTTTCTATCAGTTAGAGAAAAACTATGTCTATCAACTGAGATGTGAACTCTTCAGATACGAAGATGAAGTCATTGATACTGGTATCGAGGATGTTGATGATGAACTTCAAGAAATCAGCACTGGATATACTCAAACACTCACACTAATTGGAGCAGCTGTCACTGCAATAGGTGCAGCCACAACATGTGCCAGTGGTTCTGTGAATTCTATAACTATTACCAACATGGGTAATGGTTATAGTTTAGCTCCACTTATAGGATTCAGTTCAGCACTAACTGGAGGAACAACAGCTGTCGGTATCGCATCAATCACTACAGACTTCGTTGGTTGTAATGGAACAAAAGATGGAAAGGTTCATAGGGTCTACATTACCAACTCTGGTTGTGGATATACTGTAGCTCCATGGATTTCCTTTGAAACAATTAAGGGAGAAACTGGTTCTGGAGCTGCTGCAACAACTGGTATCACAACTCTTGGTTCTATTCAAACTGTATCAGTCATTAATGGTGGTAGTGGTTATATTACCAATCCAAATGTAACCATTGATCAAACAGACGTTGTTGGTGTCCAAACAGCTTATGGTATTGGTATTATCAACCCTGCTGGTAGTGTTGTCAGTGTTGCTATGACATTTGGTGGTGTTGGATTTGCCACAACGTCTACAGCTGTTGTCACATTTGATCCACCTGCTACAGCTACTGGTGGTGATGGTTCTGGTAATTTCATATTCAATGAGGTTGTCACTGGTGGAACATCTGGAACTGAAGCAAGAGTCAAAGGATGGAACGCTACCACCAATGTTCTTGAGGTTTCCATCGTTACTGGAGATTTCTTACCTGGAGAGAGAATTGTTGGATCAGATTCTGGAGCTTCATACAGTATCAGAGTTGTCAATCAAGATGATCTGATTGATACATATGCTGATAATGACAACATTGAGTCTGAGGCTGATGCAATCATTGATTTCACTTCGACCAACCCATTTGGGATGCCTTGACTCTAAATAGTAAAAATATAGACTAGACTGATGTTTGAGTATTTCTATAATGAGATCTTCAGATCCGTAATTATCGGATTTGGATCAATGTTTAATGGAATTGAAATTCAACATAAAAATGAGAGTGATAATACTGTCAGCACTCTCAGAGTTCCATTGGCGTATGGACCTACTCAGAAATTTCTTGCTAGAATTGAACAACAATCAAATCTAAACAAGTCAACTCAGATGTCTCTCCCAAGGATGTCATTTGAGTTTACTGATCTTCAGTATGATCCCACAAGAAAGTCAACTCAGACACAACAGTTTGTAGTCAAGAATTCTACTGGAAGTGAAATTAAGAAAGGGTATGTTCCTGTACCATACAATATGACTATTCAGTTGTCGATTATGACAAAACTGAATGATGATATGTTGCAAATTATTGAACAAATCTTACCTTATTTCCAACCATCATACAATCTCCCAATTAACTTCCTTGGTGATTTTAAGGAAAAAAGAGATGTACCCATTCAACTTGAGGGTATCTCAATGGAAGATGATTATGAGGGTAACTTTGAAACAAGAAGAGCTCTCGTATATACTCTGACATTTACAGCTAAAACATTCCTCTTTGGTCCTTTGTCCGATGTATCAGGTGATATTATCAAGAAAGTTACTGTTGGTTATGTGTCTGGTTCCGCAGGACCAGGTCTCAGAAATCCAGAAAGAGATCTCACATACAGAGTCGTACCAAGAGCTGTCCAGGATTATGATGACAGTTATGTCACTACGATTACTGAGAACGTTGATGAAATAGAGAAAGTTATTGAAGTTGCCGATGCATCTCAACTCTCAGCAGCCACATACATTCAAATCGGTAAAGAAGAGATGTATATTGAAAAGGTCTCTGGTAATAAACTGACTGTCAAGAGGGGTCAAGACACCTCGACAGCTACAGAACATGTTCTTGGTTCTGGGGTTGCTACAATCACATCCAATGATGCTAACTTCATTGAGATTGGTGATGACTTTGGATTTGATGGTACTGTTTTCTGAGGTTAATTTATGTCTGATAAGTATGAAAAGCTCGATGAAACCTTTAATGTTGAACCTGTGGAGGTAGAAGTCCAGAAAGAGGAGACGAAATCTAAGATTGAGAAGATAAAATCAGGTTCAGAGGACATCAGAAGAGACTACGAATACACAAGAGGTAACTTATATTCCATCATTGAGAAAGGACAAGAGGCTATTGATGGTATTCTTGAGTTAGCACAGGAGAGTGAAATGCCTCGTGCGTATGAGGTCGCAGGTCAGTTAATTAAGAATGTGGCTGATGCGACTGATAAATTACTCACATTACAACAGAAACTGAAGGATGTGGAGGAAGAGAAGGAATCTAAGGGTCCAACCACTGTCAACAATGCACTTTTTGTTGGTTCAACTGCTGAACTTCAGAAATTATTGAAGAAAGGCATGAATGATAAATAGTAAGAACGGGAGAGAAATCCCAAAGTATTCTTACTAATACCTGACATGTCGCGAGATAATAGCAATAATTTACCTTCATATAGGGATTTCATGGAAAATCCCGACGATTTACCGTCAGTAGAAGACTTTAAAGAGGAAGTTCTACCCTCAATTAACGATTTCTATCAAAAACCTGTAGAAGAAGAGACTCAGACCATCGAAAATTCCGATGGAAAGTCATTTTTGGAAGTAACTGACGTTGTTCAGGCTCCAGAATGGTCGGAATTGGTCCGTTTGGTAAATGATGTAAGAAAAGATATCCCAAAAATACCTGAAATTAGGTATTATGATGAGCAATTAGAGGAAATTTGTGTCAAAATTGCACAAATTCAAGAAGATTATGCAAAAAGTGAAAAAATTGATGTCCTAAATGTTCAAAATGAGGAATTTGAGGGTAAATTATCCGAAATTGAGTCAAAAATTCCCACGGTCAAGTACTATGACCACGATATTAACTCAATTTATGACAAAATTACCGATATTAAGGAAGAACTCAAGAGTCTTCCAGAGGTAAAATACTATGAAGAGGATTTAGAGTCCTTAAAATTAAGAATTGAACAGGTAAGTGAGTCGATTCCTACTGTTCCGTCCTGGTTCTCGGAATCTGAGGAAACACCAGACTTCTCTTGGATTGCTAAAAGTTTTAGTCTAATTGATGATGATATTGATAAGGTCGAATGTCATATAAACATTATCAAAGAAAAGATTAAATTTGAAGTCAGAGAACTGAATGAAATAGTTGAAAAGAAAGATTTTGAACTAAAAGTAGACTTAAAGAATCTTTCCGAACATCTTACCGAAAATTTTGATAAAACAAATAAAAATCTTAAAGAGACTAAGGATAAACTCTTAGAAGAAGTTAAAGATGTTTCTCGTAGAATATGGGAACAACATCATACATCAAAGGATGATGATAGAAAGTTAAAGAAATCATTACTCAGTGAGCAGAATAAACTTAAACAATCTCTTCAGGATGAAATTAAGAAAATTAATGAACAGAGCATCAAGGCTGATGAATCCATCGTTAAATTCTTTACTGACCTGAAGGAGACTGTTGATTCACTTCCTGAAGTAAAATATTATGATGATGATGTTATCAAAATTAATACAGATATCATCTCTATCAGAAAAGAACTAAAAGAGATATCTAAGCTTGCTTCTGTAATCAAAACTGAACAGGTTGAATTAAAAGAAAATTATCTCCTTAACGAACCACCAGAAGAAAAGGAAGTTGCAAGTGGACAAACTGATCCACTGACACCTCTAAATCAAAACTTTGCAACACTGGAAGATCTGTCTAACCACTACAGATTGTTCCTGGCTAGAATAACTACTCAACTTGCCACCATGGGTGGTGGAGGAGCAGGATTCATCAAAGATCTTGATGATGTTTCATTCGACCAAACAACAGGAGATGGCAAACTACTGATTTATGATCAGGCTAACTCTAAATGGGTAGGTATTGCCAGTACAGCTTTAGGTAGTGGTAGTGGTACTGGTATAAGTACAGACTTCATCAGTGGTATTGCTATCACGATGACAACTGGTAATTTCACAAATGTGAATGTTGCTGGAACAATTACTTATGATGATGTAAAACGTGTAGACTCTCTTGGACTTTCAACTTTTAGAAGTGGTCTCGAAGTCAACACAGGAACAGCTACAACTGCGCTCCTAGTTCGTGGTGATGCAAGAATCACTGGTATCCTCACTATTGGTACTGCATCTGTTACCATTGATGGTGATAATAATACCATCACAGCAGGCATTGTTACCATTACAGGATCTACAGTTTATCTTGGTGATAATATAACAATCAGTGGTGGTGCTAGTGGTATTAACTCTGCACCAAATGTTTTCTATGTTGCTAAAGATGGTAGTGATGACAATAATGGAACATCGATTGATAACGCATTCCTCACAATTTCTGCAGCAGTTGGAGTTGCACAATCCAGTTCAGTTATCAAAGTGTTATCTGGCAATTATGTTGAAAATAATCCAATCACAGTTCCAGCATTTGTTTCTATCGTTGGTGATGATTTGAGAAGTGTGAAGGTTCTACCAAGTAACACAACTCAAGATATCTTCCATGTCAATAAAGGATGTAAGTTAGCCAATATGACTTTCTCTGGTCACCTGGCTCCATCAGCTGCTGTCGCATTCCCAACATCTGGTGCTACTAATGTTGGTGGTGGTAAGTGGAAAGGTCCATATATTCAGAATTGCACTAGTGATACTACCACTGGAACTGGTATTAGAGTTGATGGTGATAAAGCTGTCTTGACTAAGTCAATGAACGTTGACGCCTTCACTCAATATAATCAAGGTGGTGTCGGAGTAGCTGTCACAAATGAAGGATATGCTCAGTTGGTATCAGTATTCACTATTTGTTGTGACCGAGCAATAACTTGTCATGCTGGTGGACAAGCTGATATTGCTAATAGTAATTGTAGTTTTGGAACCTTTGGTTTGGTCGCTAATGGTAAAGGTTCTGAACAGTTTACTGGTTCTGTTACAACTTCGGCGGCCGCGGCACAAGATAATGTAACTATCAATGTTGGATCTGGACAGACACGTCCATATGACGGACAGATTGTTTATTTTGATCAACTCTACAAGTCCGTAGAAACAATTACAGTTACTGATGGTGGAAGCGGTTACACTTCTACTCCAGATGTAACTCTTGATGCCCCAACAGGTCCGAATGGTGAAACAGCAACTGCATTTGCCACTATTGAAGGTGATAGTGTCGCGTCAATTACAATAATCAGTAGTGGAAGTCAATATGAATCAACACCTTCAGTTATTATTTCTGGTGGTGGTGGAAGTAGTGCATCAGCAACTGCCAATATGGCGGATACTTACTATACAATAAATAGTGCCACACCTATCGTATCTGGAATTACTACATTAACACTTGATGAGAATCTAATCAATACAGTGGGTGTTGGGTCTACAGTATTCTTCTTCCAACAAAGTAAAATTATTGCAAGTTCTCATACTTTTGAATATATTGGATCTGGAAATGATATCACTACAGCTACTCCCAAAAGAGGCGGTGTTACAATTCAAGAAAATGAGGTTGTGAGTCAAAATGGTGGTAGAGTAATTTACACCAGCACTGATCAGGCAGGAAACTTCAGGATTGGTGATGACTTACAAATCAATCAAAACACTGGTACAATTAGTGGTAGAGCATTCTCAAGAAGTTTATTCTCTGAGGTAACACCTTTCATCCTAGCACTTAGTTAAATGGCACAATTAGCACTTAATAGATTTCAAACAGTTACCCTAGATATCACCGATAGTGATTCTACACCATACACTGCACCTACAGGTTACACTGCAATCGTATTGTATGCTCACATTACGAACGTGACAACTAGCGCTGCTACTTTTACAATGTCTCATGTTAGGAGTTCTACTACAACTGAGATTGTAAAAGACGTAACAGTTCCTCCAAATGATGCATATATTCCTTTAGACGGAAAGTTAGTTCTTGAGACAAGTGATTCAATAAAAATTGCAGCGAGTGCCAATAGCAGTTTAAAACTAATTCTTAGTGTTTTGGAGACTGCAACCTAATGCCACATTTAATTAGTCAAAAGAATTTTCAAAATATTACCGTATCAAGTTTAACTACAACGTCAACTTCTCAAGTTGCGGTGGATGTATTTGATGTTGATCAGTTTCGTTCAGTTAAATATCAACTTCAAGTAACTAGTGGAAGTAGTTATCATACTGCAGAGTTCATTATTGTACATAATGGAACCTCAACATTTAACACTGAATATGCAATTGTAAGAACTGGAGAATCTCTGGCATCCTTTGATAGTGACATCTCCAGTGGAAATGTAAGACTTTTGGTCACGCCAGCATCAACAGACTCTACAACGTTCAAGGCTATTAGAACATCCATCAACACTTGATTTGATAAATAAAAGAAACTCTTTATTTGCGATGATTAACGAGGAGGGACTTAGAGATTGGTTTGGTAAGTCCAAATCAAAGGATGGTAAGAAAGGTTGGGTCAATGTTGTGACAGGTGGAACCTGTGCAAGTGATGAACCTGGTGAAGGAACTCCCAAATGTGTATCTTCGGCAAAAAGGGCTTCAATGACTAAAGCAGAAAGACTTTCTGCTCAAAGAAGAAAAAAGAAAGCTGATCCTGGACAACAACAAAAATCTGGAGCGGCTAAACCAACTTACGTCCCTACTGATAAACCTAAGAAGAAAATGAACGAATCAAAAGAAAAAGATCATGAATATTCGATGGCTCGTTCCCAACTCTCTACAGTAATGAACGCTGCTAAAAGGTTGAAAAGTAAGATGGGAAAGGGTGAGGGAGAAATTGAAGCATGGGTTCAATCAAAAATCACAAAGGCCGCAGATTACTTAGATTCAGCTGCTGATTACGTCGATAGTGGAGAAATGAACAAAGAAGAAACAGTCTTAGAAGCTAAAGACAAACCAGGCAAAAGTTCTGGTAAAAAGGACGCCTGTTACCATAAGGTCAAGTCTCGTTACTCCGTATGGCCATCGGCTTATGCCTCTGGAGCTCTGGTCAAGTGTCGTAAGAAGGGTGCGTCTAATTGGGGTAACTCAACCAAGAAAGAAGAAATGGAAGGTTTCTACGACCTCCCAGAACTGACAGAGACTCAAATCGCAGCTCTGAAGTACGCTGGATATGAGGTTGAGGTTCTTGATGAGAAGTGTTGGAAGGGATATGAGAAGAAGGGTATGAAGACCATGTTTGGCAAGAGATATCCAAACTGTGTCAAGAAAGAAGAAGTAGAAGTAGTTGATGAAAAAATTAATCCAGCTCTGAAATCTGTCCTCAAAAAGACACCTAAGGGAGAAGATCCAAAGAAAGGTGGTGTTCCTTATAAAATCACTGGTAAGATGTCTGAGGAAAGAGAAAGAGTTCTTGCTGGTTTGAATAAGAAAGACGAAACTATTGATGAGGCAGTGAGGGTTAATGAGAATGGTAACGTCTATCTCGTTAGCTTCACCTGGAGAGCTAAGTTCATGATGATGAAGATGTTCTTTCCAGAAGTCAGAAAACCAACCAGACAGGAAGTCTCAGCAGCTCTGGAAAAAGTCTATCCTGGATGTATGGTCCAGAGATTTGACCTGGCTCCAAGACAACCTGGAGAACCATTGATAATGGTTGATGGATATCAGGGTGGTTCTGCAGCCAAACCTGGTCCCAGCAACAACTATGTTAAACCAATGGGTGAAGGTTATGACCCTGGTGATGTAGATGAGAAACTGGGAGCTGTCACAGCTATTCCTAAGAAAGAAAGAGACGCAGCCAGAGACAGACTTCTCGCTAAGGCTAAGGCAAAGCGTGAGAAGATGAAGAAAGAAGGATACGAGGTTGTGGAGGCTGCAGCTTGGACAAAAAAGTCTGGTAAGAACCCTGAAGGAGGTTTAAATGAAAAAGGACGTAAGTCTTATGAAAGAGAGAACCCAGGTTCTGACCTGAAAGCTCCTTCTAAGAAAGTTGGTAACAAGAGAAGAGCTTCATTCTGTGCAAGAATGAAAGGTATGAAGAAGAAACTGACTTCTGCCAAGACTGCTAACGATCCAGATAGCAGAATCAATAAGTCCCTTAGAGCTTGGAACTGCTGATGAAAAGTTTTAAAGAGTTTATTCAAGAGAGTGTTAATATTCAACATGTAGACACTCTCATCATCAATGACTCCCAATCTCAAGAAAGGGTTGGAGAGGAGTTTTCCGCTGATATTGTTTATCAAGGAAGTATCCATAGACTGACTATCGTTACTGAAACTGGAATCCCAACAGAGACTGAGTTAGCTGAGTATCTTCAGGATGAGTATCCTGGTTCTATGGTACATCAGATATATACTCAGGAAGATAGAGATAGTCCTATAAAAATTACTAACAGTAAAAGATATCATCCAGCAAAATTAGATTGGGTTTAATTTATGGCTCAGTGGAATAAAAATACACAAGATTATTTAAATCAAGAAAGGACACTTCATGAAGTTTTCATGTGTGCCGATAGATACGGCAACATTGGAGATTGTGGAGTAACTACTGGTACAAGTGGTGGATGATATCTTTT